CAGTACATCAGTCTGCTGTTTTACGACTGCGTAGTTTTGCAAGAATATCGCTTGCACTTTGCTGTCCAGCGGGCTGTTCTGAGGTATCAGAGGTTACAGAATCAGTTTGCTCTTTAACTTCTTCATCCTTAGGAGTTTCAGCTTTGGGAGTAACTGGGGCAGTAGACGAGTTATTGGTGTCATACTGCATACCAGCTGGGCGATAAAAATCAGCAAACTTCTCTGGATCATATGTTTCCCCATTGACGCTTGCTTCAAACATTTCTGAAATTATAGAAAGTTCTTTGTCACCAGGCTGTTTGGGCATGAAGTCATTTAGATCAAACAGACTATGTGTTGCAACGGCTTCACGTTCTTGCTCGGTCAGACTGCGTTCACGTCGGGCCCAGTTTGAAGTTGAATAGTCTGCATATTGCCCCTTTTGTGTCTTGACCAATTTGAAGTCTGTACCCTGATCGTAGTCAGTTGGGATTTCAGGGAAGTCAGGATCCATTAGCGCCGCCTTAATAATATTAAAGATGGATGTGTTAATCATGAATCGACGCACGGGGTTTTCTGGTGTATTGTCTTCTTTAAGAGTGGAGTCTGTTACCAAACCCTGGAACAAGTATGAACGCTTTTTCCAGTATTTGCGAGCCATATCTTCCATGCTGGGGTCCTTGAACCAAGGACGAATCTCATCATGGATTGGGCAACGTAGTCCCTGCCACATTTCAGCACATGGAACCTGTACCACGATTGGCTTGGACTCATCTGCATCTTTAATCCCAGAGAATGGGATACGGATCATTTGACGTTCGCGCCAGAAATATGTGTTGGATGTGTCTGCGTCTGGAAGGAAGCGGATACTGGTAGTTGATCCTTCATCCATGTTCCAGAATGGGTAAATTGCATTGTCGCCGCCGCCTGATTTACCTGATTGCTTGGTGTCTTGTGCGAGAAGTTTCGCGCGAATTTCTGCTAGTGTTGCCATTATAGGTGGTCCTTTAAAAGATGTGTATTCCAGATTTACTGGACTTACAATATGACACATTGTGTGTCACATGTTATTTATCATTTCATAATGATTTTTATTGAGTTAGAACTTTGCCAGTTCACTTTCAATGGAGTCACAAGCTGCATCAACTGTGTTGTCTGCTGTATCTGCTTGTTTAACAATTTTAGTTGAATTCTTCATTGAAGTCAACACATTTGTCATTGTTTCTTGTAGGTTAGCAGGAAAATCCTTAAATTCTTCCATTACCTGATGAAGCTTGGATTTAAGATCTTCTGACTCAGAAAATTCAGCATAATATCCCAGCCATTCCATGATCACGTGATCGGGGTCCGCGTATGCAATACCATCCAGATCACTATCCTCTTGCTCCATGACATTCACACAACCTGCATCCACAATGATCTTGGCAATTTCTGCCACCAGTTTGCGTCGACTTTTGTTGGCCTGACACCTTTCATTGATTTTGGTCAAGTATGGGAGGGCATCGGCCACTTCGGAAACAGGGATTCCCTCAAATAATTCATCATTAGTAACAGTGTCATCGTGTGCGTCAAGATCAATGGATTCCATGTATTTTGAGTAGACAGTGGGTGACTGCATGGAATTAATGGTTTTCTTCAGTGTTTTTACTCGATCCTTGGTCTCGGTCATCAATTCATTCTTTCCTTCGGCTAGTTCAGGAGTTTTCTTGGAATAATTGATGAATTTTGAAAGTTTTTGGATCTCTTCAGTAACTGATAGAATGTGCTTGCCACCTTGATCATATGGGTTGCCGCCTTCACTCACGTGAACCGTCATTGCCCTTGCGGCAGGTACGCTGTTATATGGGAAACTAAATCGTTCATGCTTGTCATTTTCAATAAAGATCTTGGCTATGTTTCTAGATCTGGAACCTTGAATGGCTTCATCCACTGATTTTCGATGTTTGATATACATAGTGGCATTCTCAAATCGCTGTCGGGTAGTTCTCACCGTGCCCCATGGTCGAGTGAATCCTTCTGATATGCCTGCGGCACTATTCTGGTTTTTTGCCTGCACTACTTGTGGTATGAAGTCCTTGGGAGTAATGTCCTTACCAAAAGACTTCACGTTATAGTCAATAACATTCTTATTTGCCAATATTTTGAATTGATTAAGCATTCCTTTAATCTTACCCAAATCAGTTGACTTGCCTATGCCAATATTCATAGTACTGTATTGAGAAGATACATCAAAGTTTACCATGATGTTCATGGCCTTATTATAGAACCGTCGCGCCTCATCTGGATCCAAGGTGTGAGTTCCGTCTTCAGTGTACATCTTGACTGACAATGAATTGCCTTTGAGTATCCCAAAGATTTGATTGCTTATTTTTTCAATATTAATTTTCATAATGTGTTCTCATATCTATTATTAAAGGAATCCAACTGGCATGGGCAAGGTAGTGCCTGAATCAAATGATTCTCTGACTTTATCGAATGTTTCTTCGTCATATTTACTCACAACATCAATCATGCGGATGGCAATGATCAAACTCATCACAAGGTCATCGTTTTCGCCTTCTTTGGCCTTGAAAGTTGTACCGCGGGCCACAAACGTCTTGAGTTCTTTCACTAAGTTCTTGCTATTGATCTTGAGTTTTTCCTTTTCCACCCATTGCTTGAGTTTGGCACATGCTGCTAGTTTTGTACCATGGGTGGTATTGAATCCTCGTCGGAGTGTTCTAGATGATCTGGTTTTCTTGGGTTCACTAATGAATGTTCCGGGTATGTTTTCCTCGCCCATTTCTTGAATTGTTATCAGCGCGGCTTCTCCGATTGTATTGTTTTCAATACTCCAATATATTTCAGTACCATTTCCCGCTTCCGATTGAATCAAGTCACAAATTTCCTTCATGACTTTTATCTGCCCCGGTATGGCTGTTTTATTGTGTTGCCATTCACCCACTTGTACAAGGTCGGGAAGACTGATTACTTGAATTGCCGCAGGGTCTCCGCCTGTGCCAAGACTGGGATCCAATGATACCACGTATAATTTGTTCGAGACAATGGGAGCATACCATCTCACTTGCCCAGTTTTTCTATATGGGTCGCTTCCTTCATGCATATTGGAAAGAAAAATACTATTCACTAGGGTTTCATCATATGCGATGAATTCGCATTCAAATTCTCGGCGAAACCGTTCCTCACCAATCTTATTGCGTTCGTCATTTGCCCATTCTTCGTTTCTATCTGGGTGTTCGCTCCAATGAGATTGGAATGCCTTAAATCCATTGGTTCCTACTTCTTTTTCGTTACCAAACTCATCCTGTGTTTTCAGTGCCGCTTTCCAAATTTGTGCAAACTGGTCGTTGTCTTGGTTGGGGGTACTAGTGATAAAACAGGAGCCGCCTGAGCTCAATGTTGGTGAAATACTTGTCCAGAATTCAATCGCTACCCTGGGCTGAACAAATGCAAACTCATCCAAATAAACCAGTGTCAGCGACATACCACGTCCAGTATTTTCAGTAGTTGCCTGCGCAACAATTCTACTGCCGTTATCAAACTCAATTGAACCTTTATTATATGCTGTCACGCCGGCTCTGACATGGTCAGGACAACTTTCATACATATATCTAATTCTGCCCATGATCTCTTGGGCACCTGCATACTTGTGGGCAGCTATCAAGATAGTACTGTCTGGGTTGTACATGGCAAACCACAACAAATACGCTCCAGCGCATGTACTCTTGCCGACCTGCCTGGGCAACATGGCAATGGAATATCTATGGTTGTGATAAACATCAATCAATGACTCTTGGAATCCATAAAGGGCAAACGGTACTCGGCCCTTTATGGGATGCTGTATAAAACAGAAGTTCTTGATAAAGTATTTGGGATCCCCGGCAGACTTCGCGACATCTATGATTTTTTGAGCATCAAGAATGTCTTCCTTATACGGTGCTTTAACTAAGTCATTGTTTGCTGCCATGATATTACCTTATGTCCGAAGAGGTACGTATTCACCGTGTTCTTCTGTAGTGTCCATATCAATGTCCATCATCATTTGATCCCAATTAGTGTCTTCATCGTCACTGGATTCATCTGACATACTGGGTGATTCGTCGAGGTCATCATTACCAACCATTTTGTTTTCTTCTGACTTATATGATCTATACGATTCCATGACATCCTGTGAAGTAATTGTGCCTTCTTTGAGATATTTTCTGTTCAAGTCACGCAATGTGGAAGTGTCAGAGTCGATATATGCGCCTAGATTCTTCAAGTGATGAGACGCCTCAGAATCACCCTGGTCTGCGGCTTGCTGTAGTGCTATGCCAAGTGGCGTTGACTTCGCTGAGAGAGCGTCTGCTGCGGTGTGTGCAGCCATTCCTGTCAACCCCAACAGTGCAAGAATTTTCAACTTGTCCTTGAAGCCTTCTTTAAGGACCACGTCTTCTTCATCGCCATCATCATGGGCCTCATCGGCTTCTTCGTCATCACATGCCACATCGGCTTCTGCAATGACTCCATTGCTACTTATGCTTCTAATTTTCTCCAGCATGGTATCAAAGGAATATGTGTTTTCTTCAATCTGGACTGGCGCGGCACTGGCACCAATGAGTCTACGCAAACTCATATCAACTATGCCACCTTCAGGTTGATCTCTGACTGTTTCGCGGTCGTCGATCTGATTATTAGGGGAATTGGCCCATTCTGTAACTTCTTCACTGTCTTTTGCAAACACAGGATGATTCAACCAGGCATTGCCTCGTTCTCCCCATTTGTCAATCATCTTTTCCACAAAGGCAATATCAGTGGACTTTTTCACTGCCTTTGAGTCCTTGGTCCAATCATCATTTGTGAGATCTTCAGTTTCGTATAACTGTGGGTCCAAACAGTTGGCCACTGCCCGTTTCAAACTGGCAAATGTTTCACCGTCGCAGTTATACACACCGGATTCAGGTTCAGTTACCACAATCTTTCCGAAGCCCTTGCTCACAGTGAAAACCAAGGTGTCTTTGCTGTCGTCCACTTCCACTCGGTAGCCAACTGATCGCAAGTCTCCCACATAATCGGAATAATCTGAATGTTCTTTCAATACAGAAAGTCCAGACAGCTTTTTCAATTCATATATATTATTTGTCATTGTTTTTAACCTTGTATTCAGTTGTTAAATCCACTCTGGATTTTTCAAGTTCTTTGATGAAGCTGGTAATATGTTTTTCACCATGCATTTCGTCTGCTTTTTGTGCGTCATACTCAGAATAATCACCGTCAGTGAGTCTGACTGAGTATTTTTTGGAATCAGGTGCTTCTCTGGACTTTTCATCTAATTCTTCAATGGGGTCAGCTGAGTTACGTACCTTGATTGTATTCTCAGCACATCCTAGTTTTGCCACCAACATGTTCATTAACTCATGTGGTGCCGCGGGCAGTTTGGTTTTGAAATCAATTATAAAAACTTCATGTGCCCCTGAGTCATGAAAATCAATGGGATTGCGCTGCATGATTGTTTTCTTTGGTGATGAAATGTCATATGCTTCATACTTCCTGAGGCACCTCTCCATACAGTCCAATTGATCGTCACTTAACTTGCATATGGTTTTCATTCTGAATTCATATGTTTTAGCAGATTCTGCTAGGTACTGGCTTAATTTCTTCATTTAATAACCTCATTTTGATTATTTATCATGATTGTGAGTCTTTGCTTTGTTTTATGATTTGTGCGATCAATTCGTTTCTTGATATTTTGATTTCTTCAACTGTGCCGTTGATTGGTTTGGCAAAATCACCAGCCAGTCTGGCTTCTTCTTTTTTCCATTCCAGTTTATCACGTTCCAAATCTTGTTTGGATTTTTGTATCTGTAGTTGTATGGCTTTGAGTTTTCTATCCATTTTGGATTGATTTGCAGTAATCGCGGAATTCAACATCTTGGCCGCACTGTCGAACAATCCAGCAGCCAACTTGTCCTCTACATTTTTACCATAATCCATGATGTCGTCGAAGCACTTGAGACTTCTACGCTTGATGTCGTCCATTTCTGCGTCCATTGCTTCCAATCCGCGTACGGTTGGTAGGGCCTGATCTATTTTATCAATTTCGGATAAGATACCTTGTAATTCATCAAAATCATAATCAGGAGCAGGAGACTCAGCGTCAAACGAATCAACATCATTCTCAAATGAGTCAAGATCAAATACTTCCTCTAGTTTCTTGGTCATTTATTTCTTTCCTGGGTTTCTGAATATTTCTTGTTCAGTGATTATTCTAAATCCTATATTCTGTTGTGAGCACCATTGCCGCGCCATTTTCCATTTTGCATCATTCACTGCGGCCTGTGCTCTATCATATGGGCGCTTTGCATTGCCTGTTATCTGACTGGATGGTTTGACTTCTATCATTTCTGCTTTTTGTACACCACGCTTGTCTTCGTATATAATAAAAAAGTCTGGTACATATGTAGTTGATTTACCAGTAAACGGGTGTATATAGGGAATTCTATGACTTTCGCTGCTCCATCCAATCACACTGGGATGCTTGTCTAAGAATTGCATGAACTTTAATTCCCATGATGATCTAAAGTAAGGAACTCTTTTGCCAAGGTACTTTTCTTTATTGACTGGATGGTAGAAGTCTTGGTAAAATTTTGCCATATTATGAGATCAAATAGCCGTTGGCCGTGCTTGATAGATTGCGTATGGGATTATCTGGAATCATTCTGAACTTCAACTCTTTCTGGTTGGAATGTCACGGTGAATGAACACAGCTCAGAATCTGAATAGGACAGCGTATCAGTAGTCATGCTGGTAATCATACAGTTTCGCATTTTTGTTTTTCTGAATGAATCAGTGGGCTGTAAATTGGAAACTGTAATTGACGGTATAAAGTATTTGTCAACTGATGGCATCGGTGTATATCCAATATCAGTTTCAAAATTGGGAAGGGTTACATTGTTGGTTTCGAATCCACTATCCCCATTATTGGACATGGGAGATATCCCAGTACCTGAATTATAATATCGTTCGGTATATGGCTTAAACACATTATCCATAAAATCATTATCAAACGTGTCATAAAATGAAATAGTACATTCACCATAGTTCATCTTGGTTTGCACTACTCGTTTGATATTATACTGATTGATTATTTGAGTTTCAAAAGAAATGTCAGGGAGTGAAACATCTTTGATTTTTTCAAATATTCTATCTGAGGTATTGTTTCCCAATTCCATTGACATTTGAAAATTGAATTTGAATCGAGGAACTGAAAGCATGGAATCTCCTTGTCCCATGCTTCCAAATACTCTTGTCGCTTGATTGGTAATCAACAGTGCCATTCAATTAA